ATTATATTTGTGTTATAGTCAAGCAGCAGAAAAGTGTACACTGCATGGCTCAAAACGTTGAAATGAATTCTGGATCTTGGGCTGCAGGCACTAAGTTGGACCTTAGTGCTAGCATCAAGACAAGTAAGGGCGATGGCATCTTTATGCCAGAACTGCAGAGATCCCCGGAGGATCTTCGTGACATTGTGCATCCGGATCACGTGGCAATGTATCACGACATTGTTTGGCGTTCTAAGTCAGACAATGGGTTTTATCATGAGGAGCGTGTTGGTGAGGACTTTGTCTATGATTACCCTCTTGGACTAACATTCAAGGCGGTTGGAGACTGGGATCATCGTACACCAATCCTCCAACCGGCATTGGCAGGTTTGGACATCACGATGGCCGGGTTTGACGAGGCTTATGTACGGGCACTGTCCAACATGGAAGTGTTGATCATGGGCCGCAGGGATGATTTCAGTGCTTGGGTTAGGAATGTGACGGCCAGGACCATCAAGCGCCAATTTCACCCTTTTCGTCTATTGGTGCGAGCTGCTGCTTTATGGACAGCTCTCTCAGTTGGGGAAATATCCAACCCGGTGAGTCGGGCCTGGGCATCAGTTGGCCAACGATCACTTCCCCTTCTGGTGATGAACTTGGGCGCATACGCTGCCTTCTGCAAAGATCAGCTAACAGAAGGACAAGATGTACTCTACGTGCGTTGCGATGATGGCTCGGAGCTGTATATGGTAGATGTCTTGCAGGCACTTTGCTCGGATGAGTTCCCTATATCTACCCCACTTGCAGTCAAGGCTTTCTGGCCCAAGCTGAATAGGCCTCGTGTGCTGTTCAATGCCCCGGCGCAGTTGGATGAGGTTGGCATGAATCTCACTGCTGCCGACGTGTATGACACAATGATACGTTATTGTGATCTACACGACTGCCATGACTTGTGGCTGCAGGCGTTGCAGCTTGTCCAAGCCTTCACCTCAAGGCCGAGGCAGGCCGGAGTGATTGCTGGCGGTCTTGCAATAGGCATTGGCATGCCAGCCTCCGACCTTAGGGTCGGGGCCATCGGTCCAATGTTGGCGGGTGTCACTGCTGAAGGAATGAAGACTGAGGCAATGATGGCCCCAGACATCCGTGAGTTCCTTTATGGTGGCGCTGTCCGTGGCACTTTCTTCACGGCGTCTTATTTCGAGGGGCTTAAGGCACTGGGCGATAATCATCCAGTGAAACTGGCAGTCGGTCAGGCCACTCATCGGCACTTCCGAGCATTATCGCAACCATTGTATGCCCGGCAATTTATTGAGAAGGAAGTGGCACCTCGAGCTGCGGCTGCAGGTTGGGACTGTGTTAATGAGGCAATGAAGTGGGCAGTTCCATTGATCAACCGGCACAATGTCTCCACAGTCCTCAATGCCGAGCGTGTACCGTGGTGGACTACGGTCATGCCCCATCTTCCGAGCTGCGGTGGCCCCTTCCTCAAGGACTGGCTCCTACCTGCTGGATTGGCCGAACAACCAGATAGTGGTCGCTGGTATGCTTGCAGGATGTTGGGTATTACAACAGAGGGTCAGGTGGCTGCAGCACTACGCTGGGCTGGTGCTAATCTGCGGTATGTAGTGTGGCATAATGATGGCACTATGCGACGCCATCAGATAGCACGGGCAAGGCCGAACAGATTCTTACCCCGTGTGCAGCCAATTGTCATATTAGGGAATGATGTCGCACAAGCCAGTGTTCAATTCACAGGCAATGTCACTAAGACTTATGAGCTGCTTCGGCAACTAGGCAGATGCACCCCAGAGCTGGTATTCACGCATGCTACAGCCTGGGAGCATCCAGCTGATCATTTCCATTTCTCACAACCTGGGGCCGAGCTTCCATCGGCTCCAAGACTAACTAGACTCACTAGTTCTGGTGCAAATAACGCTGAGTCACACGACCGCCCCCATTCAGATCTGCCTCCTCCAGACCCAGCAAGGATCGCTGATCTTGAAGCGAGTGTTAACATGTTACGTGATGTGGTAGGCACAGCGCCACTGGCACCAGACTTGGCACAAGATACTACAATTGTGGACATCGGTTGGCAAACCCGGATGTCTGACCTTGTGCGCAGTCTGAGCAGAGTCCGGGCCACAGATGTGATGCAGGGACATGAGCCTGATGTGCAATTAAGACGTGTTCGTGCTTATTGCCACCTCCTGACACGCACAATTGATCTGACTTCCCATTGGGTAGTTGTCCGGACTGACTCAGAAATGCTTATGGAACGACGTGCGGAAGCGATAGGCCTGGCAAGGTTGCTTGAACAGCGCCAACAGCGTGCTGACATTGAGGCAGGTCCAGACCACGAGGACACGCTCCGAGATGCTCTCAATAGGACAGCTCCTGGGTCCCCTGAGGAGGTGACATTGGCGCCTGATGATCCAACTGCGCCTGTCCAGAATCCTGAGGATTTTGGGGAAGCCACATCCGCCCAAGGCTCAGGGAGCCAATCGGCGGCTGCCAACGATGTGGCACAGCCTTCCCAAACACTGGTGAGTCTTGGGTTCGTACCGCCAGGCACTTCGCAGCCGCCGAGCAACGAATGAGTGGCATGGCTGCATGCTGCCAGGCATCACTCCGGGTGGCAATGACTGATGTTGTCGCCGTGGAGGATGCTGTCTGTCTAGGCATGCGGCCTGACCCACGGGCCATTATAGAAGCTGCCCGGGACGGTGACCCGAGCGAACGGCCAAGAGAATGGTACATTGACGCGTACACCCACCCACCCCGCCGTTATTCCGAGATGACCAAAGTCTCGGTGACGACTGTCTATGACTGCGGATTGATTGACACTGATGTCTGTAGATCAGCAGCTCACGCACAGGTGGGGCAGTTGGACTACGCAGTGGCAGCCCTGCTAATATGGCTCCACACGCCTGTCGGCATCTATGTCTCGGCTGACATCCCTATCCACCGCGTTCCTCTGGATCAATGGCCGGATATTGTCAAGCCATTCTCTAATGAATGCAGGCGCCTGGGTCAAATTTTTGGACGTGGGCCAGCCGAGGTGTGGTACGCCTTTGGCATGCGCCGAGTGGTGTCGCTTGCAGGACGCACGGATGCAGAAGCCGACTGGGAGAAGGAGCACAAGGAGCGTACAGCCGACACCACCCCTAAACGTGCGGCACAGGATGGGGTCGTGTCGGCGGCCGCCTTCCAACGTGTGCGGGACTACACGTTACGCGAGGTGGCTGCACATGTGGTGAAGAAATTGCGGTGGAGTCAGGGATCTGTCGATGAGTTCTTTGAAGATAGGTGGTGGCAGACACCCCGAGGTACCACGTCACAGGGTGGAGCAATCAAGACGGCACTCAAGGAGCTTGACATTAAGGAGCTCGACCTGCAACTCCGGCCAATTAAGCCGACTGTCATGGAAATGACCAGCAAGAAGGAAATGTGCCAAGCTATTGGCATGCCACGGGCCGAGGCGCGTGGCTCCACCAAACCTGAGCCCGGAATGAAGAAGCGGGCCCTGCTTGCTCTTGATGACACTGCATCCTTCGTGGCAGGATATGCATCATCTGGGTGCGAGGGGACAACTAAGCTGGGTGGAATGGTGTTGCAACAAACTCCATCAGATGTAGCTGAATGGGTGTCTTTCGACATTGGGCCCAAGGTATGGAGAGTTAGTAATGACTACTCAAACTTCAACATCCTACATTCACTTCGGT